AGTTATAACACACAGTACAGGCGGCGAAATGAAACTTAAAGATGATGTATCAAGTTTTGCACCAGCATTAACACAGTTAGGTATTTCACCTTACAATATTGTTACAGGTGCAGGAACACGCTTTGTTGCAGACGAACCAGGTGTTGACAACAACGTTGCACCAATTGAGTACAGAGTAAGTAACTGGGAAGTATTAAGTTATACTCCTAGCAACAGTACTCCGTCAAATACAGCAAGTCAAGGACAATTATGGTACAACTCAACTATTGACGAAGTTGACATTATGGTTAACAACGGTAGTGTTTGGGTAGGCTATAAAGATTCAACAAGTCCAGTCTATAATGCAGTTAGTGGTACTGACGCAAACGGACCAATTGTTTCAGCTACAAAACCAACTAAACAGTCAGATGGTACAAGTGCATTAGTAGCAGGTGATCTTTGGATCGATACTAGTGACATTGAAAACTATCCAACAATATATCGCTACAAAGGACCATTGCTTGATCGCTGGGACTTAGTAGATAACGGTGACCAAACAACTGAAAACGGTATAGTTTTTGCTGATGCACGTTACGGCGAAAGTGGAGCAAAAGGAAATACAGCAGCAACAATTAAATCATTGTTAACTAAAAACTTTGTAGATCCAGATTGCCCAGATCCAGCATTATATCCAAAAGGTACATTATTGTTTAATACACGTAGAAGTGGATTTAATGTTAAGCGTTACGAAATTGGATATGTTGATAAAACAGCTCTTAACAAACGCTTTAATGACGAAGTGATGACAAGCTATGCAGCAGATCGCTGGGTAACTGAATCAGCAAACAACGAAGACGGATCAGGTAGCTTTGGACGTAAAGCACAGCGTAAAGTTGTTGTACAAAAACTACAAGCAGTAGTTAATAGCAATGATGATATTAGAAATGAAGATTCACGTAGATTTAACTTAATTGCATGTCCTGGGTATCCAGAACTAATCGGTGAGTTAACTACACTAAACAACGACAGAGGCTTAACAGCATTTGTTGTTGGTGATAGCCCAGCAAGACTAACACCAGATGCAACTTCACTTAACGAATGGGGAACAAACGTTCGTGCAGCTGTTGAAGATAACGACGACGGACTTGTTACTAACGATGAATACTTAGGTGTATTTTATCCATGGGGCTTTACAAGCGATAACTTTGGAAACAATGTTGTAGTTCCGCCAAGTCATATGATGATGCGTACTATTGCACTAAGTGATCAAGTTAGCTATCCATGGTTTGCACCAGCAGGTACAAGACGTGGCGGAGTAAGCAATGCAAGTTCAACAGGCTACATTAGTAGTGGAGGCGAATTTGTTTCAACGTCCTTAAACGAAGGACAGCGTGATACATTGTATGCACAAGGTGTTAACCCAATTACGTTTATTACTGGCGCAGGACTTGTTAACTTTGGACAGAAGACTCGTGCAAGAGGTGCAAGCTCGTTAGATAGAATTAACGTTGCAAGACTAGTAGTGTACTTACGTTCACAACTAAACACACTTGCTAAACCGTATATCTTTGAACCAAATGATAAAATTACTAGAGATGAAATGAAACAGCAAGTTGAAAGTTTACTTCTTGAGCTAGTAGGACAAAGAGCCTTATACGACTACTTAGTTGTGTGTGACGAAACAAACAACACTCCAGCAAGAGTAGATCGCAACGAATTATATGTTGATATTGCAATTGAACCAGTTAAGTCAATTGAATTTATATACATTCCGTTGAGATTGAAAAACACTGGTGAAATATCAGGCTTATAAGATGATAAATAATATTAAGCAATTAGGAGCAAATTAAATGGCAATCTCATCATTATCGAAAATCACAGTTCCGTTAGCAAGTGGCGACTCAGCTGCAAGCCAGGGCTTGTTAATGCCAAAGCTCCAGTACCGCTTTAGAGTGTCGCTGGAAAACTTTGGTGTTTCAACTCCGACAACAGAACTAACAAAACAAGTTATTGACGTAACTAGACCAACAGTAGCATTTGAGCCAATGGAAATACATGCATACAACTCAAAAGCATACTTAGCAGGCAAGCACACATGGCAACCAATTACACTGAACTTACGTGAAGATGTAAATAATGCTGTACAGAAGCTTGTAGGCGAACAGTTACAGAAGCAATTTGATTTTATGGAACAGTCAAGTCCGGTATCAGGTCAAGATTATAAATTTACAACACGTATTGAGATCTTAGACGGTGGTAACGGTGTGTATACGCCAAACGTTCTTGAAACTTTTGAATTATACGGTTGCTTTATTACTAACGCAAACTATAACTCATTAGCATATCAAAACAATGAGCCAGTAACAGTAACACTAGAAATGCAGTACGACAATGCAATCCAAACAGATGCAGATGGCGGTATTGGTGTAAGTGTACCGAGACAGAATGGTTCGTTAATAACAGGCGGCGGTTCGTAAGTTACTTAAACATAACAGTAAAAGGGGGCTTTATGCCCCTTTTTTATTATCTACGCACATAAAAGATATAGATAAATATTAGTATGACAACTAATGCATATTCAAACAACCTAAATTCCTATAATGGACCTAAAGGTAATCTAGCTGATTACAATCATGCTTCGCGACTATTCCTCAGCAACAATTTAAAGTTTGCACCAAAAACCAAATATCTGTTTCATACGTTTTTTGCAATTGATCCGAACGTAGCTAATACTATACAAGCATTAATTGAAAAGTATGGTATTGAAATTGGTATGCTTGTTAAAGCAGCAGACTTACCTAAATTTCAAGCTACTGTTGAAACACGTAAGAAATATAATCGTATAAAAAATATGCAAACAGCAATTCAATATCAGCCTATTACTATTACATTTCATGACGATAATCATGGCGTAACAACAGCATTACTTGAAGCATATTATAGATACTATTATGCTGATGCCTGGTACGGGAATGATGCAGGAGCATATAACAAAGCTGGTGACGGTGATGCTACATACAAAGGTAGAGAACGTAACCAATTTAGATATGGATTAGATAATAATTTATCTGTTCCGTTTTTTAGAAATATACAAATATCTCAATTATCACGATCACAGTTTACAACATACACATTAGTAAATCCAATAATTACAAATTGGGAACATGATCAAGTTGAAAGTTCAGACAACGGAACCTTCATGCAGAATACTATTACGCTTCAATACGAAGCTGTTCATTATAGTAGAGGAACTGTAGAAGCAGGCGATGACGGTAATCCAGTTGGATTCGGAACAGTACATTATGATACACAGCCAAGTCCATTAGCTGTGCCTAATGCTACACAAGAAGAAGTTGACTTAGTTGCAAATACAAATATTGAACAATACACAAATAACGATCCTAATATTGATTATGATAACGGACCTTTAACATACTTGCCAGATGCGGTTAATGATCTTTATACTAGAATATCGCAAGTAACAAATATTGACAACATTGGCGGACTAGCTGACATTAATATACCAAAAACACGAGGTGCAGGCGGACAACAAAGTGTAACAAAATCTTCAAGTAGTAATATTACATCTAATAGTAATACTAACTCTAGTTTAAGTGTAGAAGATTTAACTAAGAATCCAGCAGCATTAGACTCATTAGCTAAGTTATTATTCTTAGCAGACTTTTTAAGTGATGGCGGGGCTGGTATTAATGGATTAACTGCTGCTTGGGCAGCATTGCCGATTACACAAAGAGAATCTTATAAGAAACAAATTTTAGAGGAAGCTGTATAATGAGTAGTTTACCAATTCCAAACATATCAAAAAGATCTGATAAAGGAGTGCAATTATTTTTTGACACTTATTATAACACACAAATTAATTTATCAGACAACGAACTAAGTGTGGTAATTGCATTTTTTGAAGATGCAGGATTTGACAAAACAGCTGCAATAGCTGTTAGTACCCTTTTATTAAGACAAGCAAAAAATGAAAACATCAAAGTATTTGAATTATTAGATACACTAAAAACAATTGATAGTACACGATTAAGTTCTATTGTTGCTGAAATACTTAATTACAATCGAAAAAGAACAAGCGTTGTTGGATTTAGAAAACAAAAAAATGCAACAATTGAAACAAGAAATATACTTGAAGGTTCCTAATGGCCAAATTTGCCCAAGGGAAATATACTTTAAAATTTCCTGAAAAGTATGTTGGAAATAAAACCCCAACATACCGCAGTAGTTGGGAATTTGCTTTTATGCGTTTTTGTGACGAGCATACTAGCGTTGAACAATGGGCAAGTGAAGCAATAAAGATTCCGTATAGAAATCCATTAACAGGAAAAAACACAATATACGTGCCTGACTTTTTTATAGTATATGGTGACAAAGTTGGTAAAAAGCGAGTCGAGTTAATAGAAGTTAAGCCAGCTAATCAAACTCTACGCGAAAAGGTTGGNCGTAGTAAACACAATCAAGCACACTACGTAATTAATCAAGCTAAGTGGCAAGCTGCAAGGGCGTGGTGCAGTCAAAAAAATATTTTCTTTAGAATTATAAATGAACAAGATATGTTTCACCAAGGCAAAAGAAGATAAATAAAACTAGCATATAATGGTATAGGACACATGACCAAGAAACTAGAAGACTTACTAAATTTGCCCGAGAGCAAAGAAATTATAAAAGATGCAGAAATGCAAGAGACTGAACAACAGTCTTATCATCTTGAACAACAACAAGAAACAATGCGAGACATTGCCGAATTTGATAAGATATCAAGTGCATTGCCGCAAGTAAAAGGTTTAGGTGATTTAGCTGATAAAGAACTTAGTGAAGTATCAGACAAAGCAATGCAAGCATACGAAGACTTAATGGACTTAGGTATGAACGTAGAAGCACGTTACAGTGGCAGAGTATTTGAAGTTGCTGGTAATATGTTAAAAACAAACCTTGATGCTAAAGTTGCTAAGTTAGACAAAAAACTAAAAATGGTTGAGTTACAATTAAAGAAAGAAAAATTAGATAGTGACAAAGGAGCCAAAGGCGATGATTTCGTTAACGGTGAAGGTTATGTTGTTACTGACAGGAATAGTCTATTAGAACGTCTAAAAGGACTAGATAATGATAAATAACATATAATAGGAAACATAACATGCGCAAATTTAATGAAATTCTTACAGAAGCAAAAAAAACATACGAGTTTAAAGTAGGCATTGCTGGCAATTGTCCAGATGAATGTGTGCAACAAATGAAAATGGCACTTGAAAAATATGATGTTGTAAATATAACAGCAGGCAAGAAAACACCAATTCAAGAACGTCCNTTAGATTTTCCACAATTACAAAATATGGAAGTAACATATTTTGAAGCAGAAGTTAACTATCCAACTACGCCGCAAGTATTACAAGAGTATTTAGGCAAGTGTTGCGGTGTTGATCAAGCATATATTATTGTGCGCAATATGAATGATCCTAGAGAAGAATATCAAGACGCTCCAGAAGAAACTACATACGATGTGTTATTAACACAAGAAGATATGGGTGGCGAATCTGCACAAAAAGAAGTAGCAGGAGAACGCATAATGGGATTACTAAAAGAATTAGAAACTGCCCGTAAGGAACGAGATCATGAACCTACTGAAGGCGTACACGTAGGCGATAGCAAAGATATTGACAACAAAGAAAACAGTGCCAGCACTGTAGGGAGTTAAAAAATGGATATGAAAAATATTTTACAAAACATGGATGCAGCCGCAAGTGGTGATAAACCTTCCGCTGATACAAAAGATGTTAACAGTATGAAAACTATCTTAGAGTCTATACAAGAATGTGGTAGCCCAATGATGGCAGGACAAGAAATGCCAATGGCGTCAGAAGGTGGACAACCAGTAACAGTAAGTATTACAGCATCAGGTAAAGATAATGTATCAGACTTAATTGCAATGATGCAAGATGCTGCTGGCATTACACAGATGGGTCCAGCAGTTACAGATGAACCAAAAATGTTACCAGCACCAGATGGCGATGACCAAGAAATGGACATGGCTACTATGAGAGACTTAATAGTTGGTAAACCTGATGAACCAACTGAAGAAAATTATGCCAATTCACCAGATCCAGAATACGGTGATATGAGCGATGCTATTCCAGATGGTAATGATTTGAACCGCAAGAAGAAAGCATACCCTGCTACACAAGATGGCGACAACCCAATGGCTGTTGAAGACGATAGCGATGATACATCTGAGTTAGAAGCACGTATTAAAGAAGAACTAAAAGCAGCATTAGAAGGTAAGTATTCTAAAAAAAAAGTCGACAAAAAAGTAAGTGAAAAAGAATCACCAGCAGGCGGTCCAGCATGTTGGGATGGTAAAAAGATTGGAAGCCCTAAAACTAAAATGAAGGGCGGAAAAAGAGTAAACAACTGCGTATCAGCTTAATTCCTTAAACTAATCAATAGGCTCTTCGGGGCCTATTTTTTTGAATAAATATTATTATGGCAGCATCACTAGACGGCGTCTTAATTAAGAAAGCCAATAAACAAGAAACATTTACAAATGCACAAGTAGAAGACTTGATGAAGTGCATGGATCCTGACGAAGGGTATCTACACTTTGCAAAACACTTTGCATTTATTCAACAT